TTTGCAAGGAGAAGGGGATCGAGTCCGCCCCGAACTTTTATTCCTGGCATTTGCGGGGGCACGGGCGGGATTTGAAGGAGCTGGTGCCCACGATGGTGGCGATGACGGCGGGGATTCCGCTGGGGATTATTATTCTGGACCCGATTTACAAGTGCCTGGGGGAACGGGATGAGAACAGCAACGGGGATGTGGCGTCGTTGTTGAATGAGGTGGAGGCGCTGGCGGTGCGGACGAAGGCGGCGGTGTGTTTTGGGCACCATTTTGCAAAAGGGAACGCGGCGGGGAAGGAGAGCCGGGACCGGGTGAGCGGGGCGGGGGCTTGGGCGCGGGACCCGGACGCGCTGCTGACGCTGACGCCGCACGAGCAGGAGGATTGTTTTTCGGTGGAGTTTGTGCTGCGCAATTGCCGGCCGAAGGCGCCGTTTGTGGTGCGGTGGCGGCACCCGCTGATGGAGCGCCAGGCGGGAATGGACCCTGGGGAGCTGAAGGGGGCGACTCCCGGGCGGCCGGCGCAGCACACGGCGGAGGAGTTGATGGGGCTGCTGGGGGCGGATTCGCTGACGTTCAAGGACTGGCAGCTGAAGGCGGTGGATGCAGGGATGAGCCCGAGCACGTTCAAGCGAAAGCTCGGGGAGCTGGAAGCGGCCGGGCGGGTGCAGAAACGCGGCCAGGTATGGATGGCTCGCGCGCCGTTTTAGGGAAGGGAGACGGAGAAAGATATGATGAAAAATGAGACTGGGAAATTTAGGCTCATTATTGGGTCCATAATATTATGGCCCCTGCCGTCCGTCTGAGAAAGGCTCATAAGGCTCAAAACTCATGCTTCGTTTTGAGCCTTATGAGCCTTTACTCTACAGACTTAGACGGGGTGAGCGCAATTCTAAAATCTGAATTATGAGCCTGAATATTTTTGGGGTGGGGCGATGAGTTTCCGGCCGACGGAGCATCCGGTTTTGAAGCTGCCATCGGCGGCGGATATGGCGGGCATGGATCTGGCGCAGTTGGAAAAATTTCTACGTGAACGGGAGCGGTTGATCGAACTGGAGAAGGAGGATGCGATCCGGTACGGGTACTCGCCGTGGACGTTCCGGGTGGCGGACGCCGAGCTGGAGAGCCACAGTGAAATTCTGGCGATGGGGCAGAACCGGAGCGGAAAGACGGTGTGGGCGGCGCGGCGGGTGGTGCGGGGGCTGATAGGGAAGCCGAACGCGGTGTGGGCGTGTTTTCACTCGAGCGAGGCGAGCAGCATCAACCAGCAGCAGCCGGTGATTCACGCGCATTTGCCGCCGGAGTGGCGCGATGTGGGGCGCCAGGGGCAGGTGGCGTATGTGAAGTATACGAAGCAGAACGGGTTTTCCGGGGGGAAGTTTACGCTGCCGAACGGGAGCCAGTGTTTTTTCTTCAATTACAAGCAGGATGTGACGGTGTTTGAGGGGTATGAGCTGGACGGATACTGGTTTGACGAGCTGGTGCCGCTGGCGTTTATCGAGGCGATGGAGTTTCGCCTGGGGCGCGAGCGGCGGACGGAGGGGATTACGACGTTTACGCCGGTGACGGGGTATACGCCGACGGTGGGCCGGTTTCTGGCCGGGGCGACGGTGAGACGGACGCATGCGGCGGAGTTGCTGGGGGCGGATCGGGTGCATGCGCGGGGATGTCCGCCCGGGCACCTGCCGCTGGTGATGCAGTGCCGGAGGCCGGAGGCGTGTGTGGTGTGGTTTCCGTGGGGATCGAATCCGTACGGGGCGAATGAGGAGGTGCGGCGGCAGCTGGTCGGGGCGAGCGAGGCGAAGATAAAGATTCGCGCGTATGGGTGGACGGACAAGCAGGTGAACGGGGCGTTCGCGAAGTACGGGAATGCGCACCGGATGACGCGGGCGCGGTTTCGGGAGGTGGAGGCGAAGGGGGGGACGCGGTATGTGAGCTGTGATCCCGGGGGGACGAAGAACTGGTTTGTGAAGTGGTATCTGGTGACGCCGGGGGAGCATGTGATTGTGTACCGGGAGTGGCCGGATTTTCGGACGCATGGGGAGTGGGCTATTTCGCCGGGCGGGCAGGACCGGACGCGGCTGTACGACTGGCGGCCGGGCCCGGCGCAGCGGAGCGAGGCGGGGAAGGGGATACGGGCGTACAAGGAGTTGATCTTGAAGGCGGAGGGCTGGGTGTGGGATGAGGAGAAGAAGGCGTGGGACGGGAGCAAAGCGGAGCGGATCGAGGCGCGGTTCATGGATCCGCGGATGGGGGGTATGGAGGCTCCCGGAGAGGATGAGGGGACGAGCATCATTGCGCTGATGGCGGATGAGTCGGTGGACGCGGAGGGGCACGTGCTGGCGCCGGCGATGGAGTGGATTCCGGCGCCGGGCTCGAGGGTGGAGGAGACGGTGCAGATGGTGGTGGAGCGGATGGATTATGACGAGGAGGCGCCGGTGGATGTGATGAATTGCCCGAAGTGGTATGTGGTGGCGGAGGACTGCCAGCAGACGGACCTGGCGTATCAGGAGTTTACGGGGCAGGGGACGGAGAAGGATGCGCTGAAGGATGTGATTGATCCGGACCGCTATTTCGTGAAGGCGGACGCGGGGTATGTGGAGGATGGTCGGCTGGTGAGCCGGCAGGGGAGGGGATGGTGATGAAGGGTGAAGGAAGAGTGAACGGGAAGGCGCTTTTGAGGCGCGGGGAGGCGCGGGCGCTGCTGGGGGTGAGCGACCGGCAGTTCCGGCGGCTGCTGGCGGGCGGGATGCTGGCGAGGTTTTACTGGGGCGGGCGGGGGCGGGCGCTTTTCGCGCGGGTGCAGGTGGATGCGGTTGCGGCTGGCAATGTGTCGCACAATGTGGCAAGGACTGGGGGCGAAGGTTGAGGGTTGCAAATTTATGGAAACGTTGAACGGGAAGGCGGCGGAGCTGGTGGATCGGGCGGCGGAGACGCGGCGGGAGCGGGAGGATGTGCTGGAGGTGCTGCATGGGGAGGTGCGGCAGATGATGCAGGATGCGGCGACGTATTTGACGCGGCAGGAGCGGAATCTGGACGTGCATTATGCGTGGTGGGACGGGCAGGCGCCGGACGGGCGGAAGCACGCGGAGTTTCTGAACGGGGAGGCCTTTCCCTGGGAGAATGCCAGTGATACGCGGGTGCGGCTGGCGGAGGATATCGTGAATGACGAGTGCACGCTGATGGAGCTGGCGCTGGCGCGGGCGAAGGTGAAGTCGATGCCGGTGGGGGAGGAGGACCAGCCGCTGGCGGCGCGGAACGCGAAGCTGATGCGGTGGGTGCTGAAGCAGCATTTGCGGCATGATCTGGCGCACGAGGCCGAGCTGGCGCGGCAGTGGCGGCAGATCCACGGGGCGGCGCTGATGCGGGTGACGTGGCAGGAGGAGATGACGCTGGTGCCGCAGGTGCTGGTGGCGGAGGATGTGGTGACGCAGTTGACGCAGGAGCGGGTGATGGAGCTGATGGCGGCGGGAGGCGCGGGTGCGCGGGCGGATGAGGTGATGATCCAGGCGATGGAGGATGCGCAGGATGTGCTCTACAATGAGGGGCGCGGGGAGGAGCTGGAGGAGCGGTTGTCGGGGTTTTACGCCGGGGTGGGGCGGAAGGCGGTGAAGGCGGCGGTGAAGGCTTTGCGGGCGGGGGAGGAGGCGGAGTTGCTGGTGCCGGATGTGCTGGCGAGCGGGCCCCGGCTGCGGGCGATGCGGATCGGGGATGATGTGCTGATTCCGGCGGGGTGCGATGATGTGCGCAAGGCGCGGGTGATCGCGGTGCGGGAGTGGCTGGGGGAGGCGGAGCTGCGGGAGCGGGAGGAGAGCGAGGAATGGGAGGCGGGGTTTGTGGACGCGCTTTTAGCGCACAAGGGGAGGAGTGTGGCGGAGGAGGGCTGGGGGCAGAATTTGCGGCGGCGGGGGTATGCGGCGCGGGGGAGCGAGCGGCTGGAGACGGATACGCGGGAGGCGTGCGAGGTGTGGACGGTGTACCGGCGGGCGGTGACGCGGGAGGGGAAGCCGGGGATTTTTTGTTCAGTGTTTTCGCCGCTGGTGAAGGATGTGGCGGGGAAGCGGGACGAGGCGCTGGATTACCGGCACGGGCGGCAGCCGTTCGTGGAGTTGCGGCGGGAGCGGAAGGAGCGGGCGATTCTGGAGAGCCGGGGGGTGCCGGAGGTGGTGCTGACGTGGCAGAATGAGGTGAAGGTGCAGCGGGATGCGCGGACGGACCGGGCGCAGATCGAGACGCTGCCGCCGGTAAATGCGCCGACGGGCTCGAGCCGGCAGAAGCTGAATTTCGGGCCGTGCGCGATCAATTATCTGCGGGATCCCTCGAGTGTGAAGTTCATGGCGATCGGGGGGAATCCGGGGAGTTCGATCGAGGTGGAGCGGCGGACGATGGAGGAGGTGAACTGGTTTTTCGCGCGGGATGTGGAGACGGTGCCGCCTGGGCGGCGGCTGCGGTATCAGCAGAAGCTGGTGGATAATTATCTGGGGGAGATGATGGAGGTGATGCTGCAGGTGTGGAGTTTGTGCGCGCAGTATATGGCACCGGAGCGGGTGGCGAGGATTGTGGGCGGCGCGGGGGCGGCGGACGCGCAGGCGGGGGTGCTGGTGGCGGATGAGGGGGCGCTGCGGGAGAACCCGGACATGTATCTGAGTTTCGACGCGCGGGAGGCGGACCCGGAGATGGTGAAGGAGTTGATGGAGCTGGTGAATACGGCGATTCTGCCGGCGGACGCGGGCGGGGTGATCGACCGGGCGAAGTTTACGCGCTGGCAGATGTATGCGGTGAACGCGGAGCTGGCGGAGGAGGTGGTGCGGCCGGTGGAGAGTGCGGCGCAGAGCGAGGTGGAGGATGAGCAGGTGCAGTTGACGAAGCTTTTCCAGGGGATCGAGCCGCCGATGAAGGAGGGCGGGAATGCGCAGCTGCGGCTGCAGACGATGATGAATACGCTGCAGGCGAATCCGCGGCTGCAGCAGCAGGCGGCGAAGGATGATCTGACGAAGCGGATGCTGGAGGCGCGGATGCAGCATTTTCAGCACGCGCTGCAGCAGGAGCAGAACAAGGTGATCGGCCGGGTTGGGGCGGCGCCGGTGCTGGGGGAAGGGTGAAATAAGGCTAGATTTATCTTGGCACATTGTGCTAAGTTGTGCCAAGTTTGGGGCATGGGAGGAAAGATGAGGAAGGTATTCCAAATGAGTTGCGCGCTGGTGGTGGGGGTGAACTGCATGGTGGCCGGGGTGCTTTGGGCGACGGAGGACCCGAAGTGGCTGGTGCCAGGTTGGGGTTTGGTGGGTGCCGGGGTGATGGCGGTGGGACTGGCCTGGGTGTTTCGGGGTGATGACAGGGATGGCGAAGGGAGGGGGTGGTGAAGGCGCGGTGGCGGTGGTGGGTGGTGAGGAGGCTGCTGGGGGTGGCGGCGGTGCCGGATGCCTGGGAGGCGATGCCGGAGCCGGAGCTGCGGGCGGCGCTGGCGGTGGATGAGTGGGATCCCCGGTTTCGGGCGATTATGCAGGTGATCAGGGAGATGGAGGCGCAGGCGGCGGCGCAGGTGGGAAACGCGGGGACGCTGCACCACGGGAACGCGGCGCTGGTGCTGGCGCACGCGGCCGGCGGGATGGAGTGGTTGCGCGAGGCGCGAGCTTACGCGCAGGCGCTGCGGGAGGAGAGTTTTGATGCGCGGGGCGACGGGCAGATGGAGATGAGGATGGAGGGGACGCGGAGGCGCCCGGCCGGTGCTGGGGCGGATGTGGCGTGAACGGGGCGGCAAACTTTTCCCCGGCGGGCGGTGGCGGCGGGCACGCCGCGGACAGTGGTGAACGGGCGCGCGACGGCGCGGCTGGACCACGACCAGTTCAAGGAGGACTGCCGCGCGCCGGGGAAGCGGTGGCGGACTGGAAGGAACGGCCGGCGCGAGACTACATTGCCGCGGTGGATCACCCGATCGCCAAGGCGACTGGTTCGGCGGACGGGTCGCGCACTCCAACCGCTGACGAGCAGATGGGAATGACCTGGTGGAACTGCATGATCCATCCCGATCGGATGGAGGTGCTTAGGCAAGCCAACGCGCTCATCCGTGGTGCGTCCGTCGCGCAAGCGTGGCGGCTCTGGAAATCTAATCGCATCTCGATGAGTCCGCCGAGCCAAAAAGCTGAGCAATGAGCATGACAAATGACGCGCCCGATAGGGCATCACCATACGAGATCGAAACGACTGCGCCGGAGAACCCGAAGAACAAACCCTGTGTTATGCTCCATGAACTGGTTAGGTGATTTCTATGAGCAGAAGTGGATACAGTGACGAATGTGAGAATCTCGAACTCTATCGGGGAACCGTGGCGCGGGCGATCGACGTCAGTCACATCGACTACGAAGACGCCGAGTCCGTGGGGAATGCCGTTGGAATCTCGCGCTCGATGGCGGCGGAAATCGAGTATGAGAACGACGAATGCGGGCGTGTAAATGAAGATCCAGCAAGCCGCTGGCAGCGGATTCGTAAATGGGTGGCGGACAACTTGGCCGGCTCACCTAACGAATAGCTCAGCGATGCGCGACCAAAAGACATCCGAACTCGCCCGCGACGTTGACGCGCATTCGCTGCAGCGTCTGGTTAGCCGTTGCGGGCTCAA